ATGCAGCTCCTCGACGGCGCAGCGAACCCGGTTTACATCAACTCCTTCGCGAGCGCTGGCGGCGGCTCGGGCCTTGCCGACGCGTGCGGCTGGGTGACCCAGTGGGGCTGCTACTACGGCGGCGTCGACGACAACCTGAAGCCGAGCTGGGCGCGCAACGCCGGCAACTCGCTCCAGTACACGCGCGGCACCTCGAGCTGGCACGTGGCGGGCAATGGCCTCAGCTGGCTCGGCGCAGCGACGGCGGCGGTGGTCGACGGTGACGACGACGGCGCGACGGGTCCGGACTCGAACACGGGCTGCGACCGCCGCGACAACTACTACCTGCCGACGGACTGCAAGACGACGCGCGGCACCTTTTGGGACGGCAACAGCGGCGGCGTTCGCAAGTCGGGTCACAAGCAGTGGGTGACCGGCGGCTGGACGCACTTCAACATCACGCCGACGCAGTCGACCTACTGGTACTGATACCAGCGCGATAGACGAACAACAAGAAGTAAAAAGAAAGGAACGGAGAAATCCGTTCCTTTCTTGCTTTAACTGTTTCTATTTAGATTTCTTGACGCAGAGATATATAAAATGGACACATTGCAATTTGATAGTTATTTATTGCAATCTCATCTGTAATTTAGGGGCACACGTCATGGCAAAGATCGGAATATCAAGGCTTAAAAAAATTATTCGTGAAGAACTGTCGAACCTTCACGAAGGAGAAGATCATGACTCAGCAGCAAAGATTGCAAAATCGGCTTCTGACCTTATGAAAGCAATTGACTCTTTTAGAGACGTTTCAAGCGAGAAAGCTCGAGCTGAAGTCGGTCAAAACCTTGAAACCATGCATCAAGTCCTTGACAGGATTGTCCATTCACCAATGAATTATGTCGATTCAACTGAACCTGGTCCCAAAGTTGTCACTCTTAAGCCACAAAATAAAGAAGTAGTGTAAAGTAAAGCATCAAGGGCCTCTCCCACAATGGAGAGGCAGAAAAAAATGGCAAAAAAAGAAGACCAAAACCTCTTTCAGAAATTAACAAAGTTATTTCGAAGCGGACCTGTAGTCAAGAGAAAGATTAGGGCACTCGATACAACAATAGCAGTCGCCGACAAGACTAAGTCTTCTGGCGCTTTATTGTTTCAGAAGTCTATGGCGCCTACTTACGCCACCATCACGGCGAATGCCTACAACCTGTCCGAGAGGTTGATGAGGTATCAAGATTTTGCAGAGATGGAATATTGTCTCCATGGTGACACAAAGATTGCAGTTCCAGGAGGATACAAGACTCTCTCGGAGCTCTCAAAAGAATGTGAAGGAAGGCATGACCACACGTTCCTCGTGTACGCTTATGATCACAACTTACAGAGGATCGTCCCTGCACTTGGAAAGCAAGCCCGACAGACGCGAGTCGATGAATCTTTCACAGTCACTTTTGACAACGGCCAGAAGATCATCGGCACTCCGAACCATCGACTAATGAAGCGCGACGGGACGTTCTGCAAGATCGAGGACCTCAAACCAGGTGATGCGATGATGCCCTTCTACAGGAGGGACCTCTTCAGCGGATGCAAGGAAGAGGGTGAAGGTTATCGCTGGATCTACACGATGGACAGTCGTTCCAAGATGAACGGCTGGGTCGCTGAGCACAGAGTGATCGGCGAGATGATCAAAGGGTCTCCTCTCGAAGAAGGTGAGGTTGTCCACCACAGGAACTTCGTGAAGCACGACAACCGTCCCGAAAATCTGGAGGTCATGACTGAATCGGATCACTTAAATCTCCACGCGAAGATCCTCAATGGCGCCAAATGGTCAGAGGGAAACTCCCAATGGATCCAACAGTTCAAGGCAAACCACTCTAAGTTCATGTCTGAGAACAATCCTGCTGAGAGGAAGGACATCACTTTCGGAAGGATCCTTGAGGTCGCTGAACGCGTCGATTTCAACTCTCGTAAGATGTGTGAGGTTCTCGACACAGACCCAAACGTAATCAAACGCAGACTTCGCAAGCACGGTTATCAAAACTTCGAGACATTTGCACGAGCATACAATCCCGACTGGTGCAATGGGGGTTGGGACAACAGGGGAGATAAAAATCCTCGATACGTCAAATCAATTACCTTTGACAAGATATGTTCTCATTTTTCCAAGGGCATGTCGAATCAACAGCTGGCGGATTCTTTGGGAACCACAGTTCATATCATCTCTGGCAGATTGCAGGAGAGGGGATACAAGAACTACACAGAGTTCTCTGAGACCTACGACAACCTCAAGGTCGCTTCTATCGAGTATCACGGAGTGATTCCCCTCTACGATCTCACTGTCGATGGTTACAAGAATTTTGCAACTGACACAGTCATCTCCCACAACACACCGGAGCTCGCCGCCGCTTTGGACATATATGCAGATGAAACTTGTGCTCAAGATGAGAAGGGACGTGTTCTCCACATCTACTCGGACAACGAGAAGATCAGAGAGATTCTTGAGGAACTTTTCTACAACACGCTCAACGTTGAGTTTAACCTCCGCTCTTGGGTTCGCAACCTCGTCAAGTACGGGGACATGTTCCTCTATAATGACGTGTCCCCTGAGCACGGTGTGATCAACGCCTTCCCCATCCCGGTCAACGAGATCGAGAGGGAGGAGAACTACGATCCTAACGATCCCATGGCTGTCAGATACCGCTGGGTCACCCTCGGCAACAGGACTCTGGAGAACTGGGAGGTCACTCACTTCCGCCTCCTCGGCAATGACATGTTCCTTCCCTATGGTTCATCCGTCATCGAACCCGCGAGAAGGATCTGGCGCCAACTAATCCTCATTGAGGATGCCATGTTGGTGTACCGTGTGGTTCGTGCCCCTGAAAGAAGGGTGTTTTACATCGATGTGGCCAACATTCCTCCCGAGAACGTTCCCATGTACGTTGAGGAGCAGAGGAAGAATCTTCGTTCTTCGCAGGTCATTGACAGAAACACTGGTCGAGTCGACCTTCGCTATAATCCACTCTCAGTTGATGAAGATTACTTCATACCTGTTCGCGGAGGTGATTCAGGAACTCGAATCGACACGCTCGCAGGCGGCCAGAACACGGCAGCAGTAGAAGACGTTGCCTACATTCAGAAGAAGCTCTTCGCAGCCCTCAAGATTCCGCGCGCTTACCTTGGATACGACGAAGCCTTATCTAGTAAGGCAACCCTCGCTCAAGAAGATATCAGGTTCTCTCGCACGATCAACGTGATCCAGAAGACCATGATCGCTGAGCTCAATAAATTGGCAATAATTCACCTATATGCCAACGGTTTTGATTCTGAAGATTTACAGAACTTTGCCCTGCGACTCTCGAACCCTTCCACAGTCGCTCAGCAACAGAAGCTTGAGCTCTGGAGGTCGAAGTTTGAGATTGCAGGATCTGCTCCTGAAGGACAAATGTCCAAAGAGTTCATTCGAAAAGAAATTTGGGGCCTTAATGATGATCAGTGCAAAGATCTCGATGAACAGCGCCTTAAAGAGAAGCTTGTTGATCAAGCAATTGAAAGCGCTGAACCTGCAGGCACCGCCGACGAAACATCGAATGATGAAGAAGACGAAACCGGTGGTGAAGAAGACGAAACCGGTGGTGAAGAAGACGAATCGGGAAACGAAGAGTCTGAAGACGCTGGAGGAGCAGAAGATCTATTTGCTGGTGACGATACTTCTGAAAAAGAACCCTACATGAATCTTCTCACATCTGGAGATGATGCAGAAGATGAAGACATACCTGTCAAATTTTCCTTAAAAGATGTTGAAGTTCCTGTTAAAGCACAATCTCAGCTCAAGAGAGCTATGTACAACAGAGGTAGGATCAAGCATCACGGTCCCTCAAAGACTCACATGCCTGATTTTAACAAGATGACAAAGTCTGATAGTAAGAGCTATTCTGACCCATATGACAAAGAATGGATGTCTTCTTATATCAGGAATCCACTTGGGGAAAATTCAGTCAAAGAGTCTTACAAAACACCCATAGGAAATGATGTCATTTCTTCTCTTAGGAAAATGACTCTCTCACCAAAATTTCAAAATGTGATGAAAGATTCCACACAAACAACACAAGTCCTCAACGAATCAGATAATTTGAATGAGGCCGACGAACGCGAACACAGAGAAGTCCTCATAATAGACGACGACGGGAGCAACTGAAATGTCAGCAATGAAGCACAACAAGAGAAGAAACAGCCTCCTCATCTACGAGTTTCTCGTGAGGGCAATATCTAAGTCAATAGTAGACGACGACAAGAAGAAGTCTGCTGTTTCCCTTAAAATTCTAAAGAGGCACTTTAAGCCTGGCACAGAAATTTACAAAGAGTTTCGACTAATGAATGCTCTTGCCAAGACAACTGTTTCATCGGAGCATGTTGCGGCATCAATATTGAATGAGGCAAAGTCTGCATCAAATTCTTTTGATTTCCAAAAGCTCGACAGAGAAAAGTCGCTACTTATTAGGAACATCAATCATTTATTGAATGATGACAACTTCTATGATCAGCAAATTAATGAGTACAGAGAGTTTGCTACAATACAGACTCTCATCAATGAATGGAGATCGAGCAATAAAGACCTTCATGCTCTTGCAAAGTATGAAGATCAACTCATGAAACATCTTCTTACAGAGAAGACCCAACCTCCAGACTCTGCAATCTCAGAAGACACATCCGGATCGGCACGTCTCCTCATGAAGGTGATGACGAAGAAGCTCAACGAGAAGTACAGCGGTATACTTAATGAGCAGCAAAAGTCTCTCATCAAGGCATATGCATACTCAACAGCTTCGGATGATCAAACATCCATTCGCATGAAGCTGAAAGAGATCAAATCAGATCTTGTGAGCCTCATCGATAGTTATGAGACTGAAGCGAACGAATATCTTAAGAACAAGTTACAGGAGACAAAGAGCACTCTCCTGAGCGAGAATCTCGAACTCATTGACGACGAGTCGGTGACACGCTTTATGCTCTACTCGAAGCTCAGAGACGAGCTGGAATCCAAGGAGTGATACGATGACACAGGATCTAAAACTACTTAACTCATATGAAGTCTTCGACTACACTCCTGACATGATCAAGGAGTCAAGAGACAAGAACAACGGTAAAGTTGTGATGAAGGGTATTCTTCAGAAAGCAGATACTCTCAACCAGAACGGTCGCATCTATCCCATGGCCGTCCTTGAGCGCGAGATCCGTAACTATCAGAAGTTCATCGCCGAGAATCGTGCACTCGGCGAGCTGGATCACCCAGATTCTTCCGTTGTTAATCTAAAAAATGTTTCTCACGTCATTAAAGAGGCACACCTTGAAAAAGGAGTTGTTTACGGAACAGTAGAGCTCCTGGACACACCCTCCGGAAAGATACTTCAGTCTCTCGTAGAGAGCGGAGTTAAGCTGGGAATTTCTTCTCGTGGAGTAGGATCGGTTAAGAAACAGGGCGATTACCATGTAGTTCAAGATGACTTTCAGCTCATCTGCTGGGACTACGTCTCTGAGCCATCGACACCTGGTGCATTTATGTTACCTGAAGGTAGGACAATTAATTCTAATGAATTAAGGAACATTTTTAATAAGTCAGACAGAATCGACCGTATAGTGAACGACATCTTGTCTTTCAAGAAATGAGGCCTTAAAAAATGAAGTTGACTAAGTCGGAACTTAAATCTATCGTCAAAGAATGTCTTGTTGAAATTTTGAACGAAGGGTTGGGAGGAGGAGTGTCTACTCAGCCATTGGCTCATCCAAAATCTTCTTCTATTGGTTCTTTGTCTGATTCAATAAAGCGTTCAAGTGTCCCTAGGCCAACATCTCAGATGAGAGAAGCAATACTCAGAGAGGCTGGTGGGAACAAGATAATGGAATCTATATTGGCTGATACTGCGGCTTCTACACTTCCAAAATTTCTACAATCCGGAGATGGAAAGTCATCTGTTCCTGCAGTCGGTGGGGGACTGGCTGAACAAGTTGTTGCCCAAGCAAATCCAGAAGACTTGTTTGGAGACGATGTTGCATCCAAATGGGCAGACCTTGCTTTCATGGGTTCACCAATAAAGAAATAATTTTTATTGAGAAAGTGCATACTTACAGATTAGATCACAAAGAGGACTAAATATGAGACTCACTAGCCAATTGCTCCGCAGAATCATCGAAGAAGAAGTTTCTAAGTTTGGTGACATGGAAGACACAGAGAAGCGCGCCAAAGACACCAAAGAGGTCGACGCTGATGAGCTTGGAAGTGACAAGATTCATGCAAAGAATATCGACTTCATCAAAGCGCTTAAGATCGAAGAAAGTCGTCTTCGTGCTCGACTTAACAAGATTCAGGAGGCAAAGAGGCGCCTTCTTCGAAAGATTTGATTTTTTTTACTTAAGGGAGATTTGCCATGAGTGGTCCAGGTAAAGGTAGATACACAACATACGTTCCTATTCAAAGTGAACGAAACAAGCTCCTCTGGAAGCTCTTCAACGGCAAGGCTTCTGGAGCTGGAGTCATTTACGGAAAAGAGACTTTCGACAACAAGGAGGCAGCTGCTGCTGCAGTCGCCACAGCGACGGCCCCTGTCAAGAATGGCGTCGGCGGCCTTATTCCTTCAGACGGAAAACAAACAGGCGATGTCGGCATGTTTTCTAGGGATGTCGATCTTTCATACGGTGATGCACCAAACATTGAAGATGTCAAGTGGTCATCGCCCGGAGGTCCTGCAATTCCATACGCTCCGGATGTTTCTTCTCCTGGACCAGGCGCCGCAGGCCAGGTTAGAACTGACGGAAAAGACAAGGATCAAAACCCAAGTCTTTCGGTCGGCGACTTCAAGCCCGGATATGTTCAGGGCCCAAACACGGCTTCTCCTTCTGACACCAGCTCAGTTGTTGGGAAATCGATCTTCACGAAAGATCTTGAGCCCGGTAAGTCAGGAATTTAAATTAATCAAATAAGAAAGAGTGGACATGACTAAGCAATTGTACGAAGAGGCCTTGGCTGACGTAAAGAAGCTCAAGGAAGTTGCTGAAGATAATGCAAAGAGGGCACTTCTTGAAGCTGTCACTCCTCGCATCAGGGACTTAATTGAGAATCAGCTTTTGGGAGAGATGATAGTTGATGAACTTGAGGCTGATCCCGACAGGATCTTGAAAGACAACCCTGAATTCAATGAAGTCGGAACATCTCTCGGTGCTTCTCTTCCCGGAAGTGTTTCACAGCCAGATGACGCATCTTGTGGCGACGAACAGGTGACATTTCCTCTTGATTCACTCAGAGTTCCTAACGAAAACGAGTATGTACTTGATTTAGAAGGTGCAAAGGCACTTGGCATCGTCTTGGGCGCCAATAAATCAAAAACTTTTGAATCGAAGATTCGTGACCTTCATCTAAAGGTCAAGATGTTCTCAAAGACAAGTCGTCTCGTCAGAGAGACAAAGAGTTACACGGAAGAACTTTCTAATCTCATCTCCGAAGTGGAGAATACGTATTCGTACTTGCAGAACAACATGCAGGACTCTCCTAAGAAGGACTCCCATGAGTCTGTTCTTGAAAATTATTACTCAACCCTCAAGCAGCTCATGGAGCAGAAGACTATGAAAAACAAAAGAACACTTTCAGAAGCAGAAATGACACTCAAGCTCACGGGAGTCCCAGATGAGCTCGAAGACTCACTTGAAAAACTCGGCGTTGAACTTGTCATGGGAGACAAAGATGACGCAGGCGACGAGGGCAGTGAGGAAGGTGGTCTCGAAGGCGACGACGAGCTCGACCTCGACGACGAGGGCGGCGAGGAAGGCGGAGAAGATGACGGCGATGAGCTCGACCTCGATTCCGATTCCGATGAGGAGGATGAGCTCGAAGAAGAAGGATACAAACCCATGGAATCACGCAGACTCAGTGACAATACTGTCGTCGAGATCGACGAAAACATGCTCCGCCGCGAGATCGGCCGCATGAAGGCCCTCCGCGAGGCAGCCGACATGCCCAAGAACGCCCCCAAGGGCAGCGGCGCTGGTGAAGTTGCAGATGGATTTGAGGACGATGACCTCGGTGATCCCTTCACAGACATCAAGCTTACAGAGATGGACGACGACGACGGCGACGACGACGACCGGCGTCGCCACCGAACGAACGAACTTGATCAGGCCATGTACGAGCTCGACGATCTCAACCAGTACGGAATGGATCAGGCCACTGACCACAGTAACGACGATCCTCAGACAAACAAGCAGAATCGCATGCCTGAGTCGATCAAGCGCAAGCTCGCCGCCGAGTTCGCCCTCCAGACAGAGGCGAAGAATAAGGCGCAGAAGGTCGCTAAAATGAAGAAGACGGTCAAGGGCAAGAAGGCTGAAAAACTCAAGGAAGCCTACAACTTCTACGCAAGAAAGTTCAATGAGTCGGTTGCTCGCAGCAACAAGCTCAAGGGTATGCTCGCAGAGGCAGCCCGCAAGGGAGCTACCCTTAATGGTGGCACCACGAAGTCCGCGGCAGAGACTGATCTCCGCAACAAGTTGGCAGAAACGAATCTGTTCAACGCGAAGCTCCTCTTCACGAACAAGCTCCTCCAGAATGAGTCACTCACCAAGCGCCAGAAGGCCGAGGTCATCGAGCGACTCGACGAGGCAAAGAATGAGAGAGAAGTGAAGCTCGTGTACGAGAGCCTGGTGAAGACACTTTCAAGTGCACCCTCCAAGATCACCGAGTCGGCTGATCGCGGTGTCATTGGCTCATCATCCCGTCCATCCCGTCCCGCTTCGGCAACGAACACCCTCAATGAAGGTTTCGAGTCCGACCGCTGGGCACGCCTGGCCGGAATCGTTAAGTGATTCAATAACCAACTTTATATTAGGAGAAAATTATGTCAAAGCATTTTAGTCTTGAACAGCTCGCACAGGGCATTCGCGAGAAGCACGTCGGTGCAGAGAGAGCCCGCCTCACAGAGAAGTGGAGCCGCACAGGTCTCCTCCGTGGTCTCGACGGCACAAAGCGCGAGGTCATGGCACAGCTCCTGGAGAACCAGGCAGCTCAGGTCCTCAAGGAGAGCAACGCTCTCTCGAGCGGCGGCGGCAACCTCGCTGGCTCGGGTCAGATCCAGGGCTTCTCGAACATCGCTTTCCCGATCGTTCGCAGAGTCTTCGGCGGCCTCGTGGCCAATGAGCTCGTCTCGATCCAGCCAATGAGCCTTCCATCGGGTCTCATCTTCTATCTGGACTACACCTACGGATCAAACGTCGGTCAGCCAGCCGGTGAGTCGGGATCGACCTATACCCGCGGTCAGTCGCTCTACAACAACCCAACCGGCAAAGGCGTCCAGAGCGGATCGCTCGCCACCGGTGGTATGTACGACCTCGTCAACACCGGCTACAGCCGCGTGACAGGTTCGGTCCTCGACCTCTCGTTCGCAGCAGTCGGCGCCTGGAAGGGCGCAAACGCCGACACATGGACCTCAGGCGGTATGCTCGCTTCGGCCACTGACTTCAGCGGTTCGAATGCTCGCTTCGCCGACTTCGACGGAGACGTTGAGAATGCACTCGCCAGCAACTCGCTCGACGCATCCTTCGCAGTCCTCGCCATCAACTCGGCACCCTTCGCCAACATGGACAAGCTCGCTGCCAACCAGCTCGCCGTCTTCCAGGGCGTCGCCGGCCCAGGAACAGCCTGGGGAGAGGCATACCAGGGAGGAACAGGCGTCCTCAACCTCCGCCGCCTCAACAAGCGCGGCAACTGGGTCGGAAACGTCTTCACACCAGACGCACTCAACGGCACACACGTCCTCATGCTCGTCAAGGGCGCGAACGGTGCACTTCTCTCGGGTTCGTCCAGTGCAGTCGACGCCTCGTTCTCGATCAACACGTCCCTCTCGGTCGACAGCGGCACAGGCGCAACGGTCACCGTTCCATCGTTCGAATCGGACTTCGGCTCGACACCTTCGCCCGTCATCCCAGAGATCGACATCAAGATCGAGGCGATCAGCATCACAGCTGAGACCCGCAAGCTCCGCGCGAAGTGGAGCCCCGAGCTCGCACAGGACCTCAACGCCTATCACTCGATGGACGCTGAAGTCGAGCTCACATCGATCCTCTCGGAGCAGATCGCCCTCGAGATCGACCGCGAGATCCTCAACGACCTCGTGTCGCAGGCCAACGGCGCCAACTACTACTGGTCGCGCAGCCCAGGCCGCTTCGTCAACAAGGTGACAGGCGCCCGCCAGAACCTCGCCGACGCCTTCCAGATCGGACCACAGTTCACAGGCACAGTCCGTGAGTGGTACGAGACCCTCATCGAGACGATCATCGACGCGGCGAACACGATCCACCGCAAGACCCTCCGCGGCTCGGCCAACTTCATGGTCACAGGACCAGACGTCTGCACGATCCTCGAGAGCTCGGTCCTCTACAAGCCAAAGTTCTCGCTCGACGGCGAGGGCCAGGTCGGATCGCCCTTCACCATCGGTGCAGAGGCCATCGGCACACTCTCGAACCGCTTCACGGTCTACAAGGATCCTTACTTCTCACGTAACAAGATCCTCATCGGCTACAAGGGCGGCAGCTACCTCGAGACAGGCTACGTCTACGCTCCATACGTGCCACTCATCGTGACACCGACGATCTTCGCTCCTGAGGACTTTACACCACGTAAGGGCGTAATGACAAGATACGGGAAAAAGACGGTTCGCAGTGATTTTTACGGGACCGTGACTGTCTTGGACATGAACGTGATCTGAGCATGAATGTTAACTGAATAGTTAACGCTGAGGAGGCCGCCGAAAGGTGGCCTTCTTTGTTTACATTTATCAGTTGACATACATATAATATACATATGGAAACTTGTAGAGAGTGCAATCAGGGTTTCGACTCTTTGGAATCAGTCTTTCGTCACATGAGAAGCCACAAGATGACTTCGAGAGAATATGTCCTTAAATGGCAACACAATGGAAGAGAACCGCTGTGTGCCTGCGGATGTGGCAAGAATACTGCTTGGAATGTTGGTATGAGAAATTACACGACATTTATTAAAGGACATTCTGCCAAAGGCAGGATTAAATCAGAAGACGAGAAGCGACGCATTGGTGAGAAGAACAGAGCCAACATGACGGCTTGGATGGCAAGACATCCTGATGTTGCAAAGAAGCGTGTTCAGGACATGAATGCTGTTAATCAAGGAGAAGA